GTCCTGCATGTTCAATTTTTAACGAGTATTTGAAAACCTCTTTAACTTTCATAGATAATTTTATAAATTTATTCTATAAATGTTCGAATCCATCCGAAATATTCGGTAACGAATTCTTGATCAATTGATCTCTCATCTAACGATCTTGCCATATGTTCGAATACATCAACACTATGTTCAAACCCATAGTAAAATATTCTCATAAACTCTTCATCTTGAACAAAAAAATTCTTATCAACTTTAATGCCATCATATAAATCATTATCATTTATAATATTATGAAAATTATAAATACCAACTTTCTTGTATATATTACGTTCTTCCCTTCTTATCTCAACTTCAAAGAAATCTCCTGCCTTACCAAATTTTTCAATTAAATAAGTACAAAAAATTCGTACTTCAACGAAATGATAATAAAGAATCACGTAAGAACACATCTTAGAACAATAATCATCAATCATAATGTCATTAAGAAGATTGAAACTCTCACTTCCATAAATGAAATAAGATTTACTCAACAATTCAACTAATGGGCGTACATTAAAAGGACCTAAATATCCATTGCTCAAATATGATACATGAACTAAACTATCCACACATTCTAGCATTTTGATATTCATTCCCATTAAATAATACCCCGTATTCTCTTGTTTCAAGACGATCTTAAGTAAATTTGAAATATACTGTAAAGCATCATCTCCCAACACATTAATAAATATCTTGTGATCTGCGAACATAGCTCTATAGGTCAATTTATAATTCAATTTATAACCACTAATAATGGTTATTTTATTCATAAAACTATTACCAAATCCTGTTTCAATGGAACCGGTAGACTTGTAAGAAAAAAACAATATAATCTTACCGTCTGGAGTTATGGCAACTTTAAAAATATCCCAATAAAAATAAGTACGAACCATATTCTTCAAATATGGTTTAACTGTCAATAAGAAAAAATACATTTCACATAACCATAAAGGAAAAGATAAACCACCATCCCAATTACTAATATCAGAATAATACCATTTACCCTTTCCCACCAAATCTGATTGTTGTTCTAAAAAAAGTCCCGTTAAATTGGGACTTAATCCTGAACAGGACTTATTGTCCTGTTTAACAATCAATTCCGCCTCACGACTATAACCAGAATATATCTTTTTATACCCATGAACAAATCTTGAAAAGACACACTTTGTCAAGATATCTGGATACACTATATTCCTAGCAGTCATCTTACCATCGAATTTCTTCTTATCATTATCAGGTAAAAACTCCTTAGGTTTTAAAATTATATTATATGACATATCGTGTGAAAATTTGGTTGAAGATGACAATTTTTTTGTCATCTCATTAACTTCATTAACAAACTCCGGATTACCAAGAACCTCACGAGTTGTTTTACCAAATTTCGTATATTTCCCCACATTAGCATCCATATTTACTTCATCGTAAATATCTCGAATTTCACACAAGTCGAATTCACCACCATTAGCATCCTTATACTCTTCTGCTATTTCCCTCGTCGTTTCCAACAAGTATTCTAACATATTCGGGTCAAATCTGCGTAAAATATCCTTATCATACCTTATTTTCAAGGCATTCAAATTAAACTCATTATTCATTGTTCCCAACAAATAATCATTATAAGAATCTCCAAAAAGCTCAACCATGTAAGGATTCTCACAAGCTACAAAATTTCCACTAATGTTCTTTCCACCAACATCCGTGGATTGACCCAAATATTTAATATATTCATACTTTAAGTGAATGGGTTTCTCTACATAATTATAAGTAAAATTAACCAAATTATTCTTAATCATATCCTCATACAATAAAGAAAATTCGGTATCTTCCATAGTTTTCATATAAGCATCATACTTATTACTATCCTCACCAAGAAACCCCATATATTCCAATGGTACATTCTTATTTGAGAATTTCAAACTACTTCCGCCAATAAAATCTCTTCTTAAATCCAAATCAATAATATTAAAATTATTAATTAGTTTTAAAAAGCTAACAAAATAAGCACCATAACTATAGTTTAAACCAACACTTCTTTTATTCAACCCAATAAAAAAATACTTATTCGAATCGTATTTAGAAATCATTAGGCAAGAATTTTTAAAAAAATTAAAAGCCTTATTAAAATAAACGAGATCATCGTATTCCAACCAACTATCGAAACCAAAAATCAAACTTTCGTTTTCTCTTAAGTTTCCAATAACATTTTCAAAAACTCTCAAATTTTTTTTTTTATGCTCCTCGTTATAATATCTTCCAATACTATAAATAAAAGCTTCAACTAAATAAACATTTACCTTATTATAACTATAAGGTAATTTGAAAAAATCAAACTCTAAATCAAAATTGCTATCTTTTTCAATAATAACAATTCCTTCCTTATCGCCAATTCCTTTCAAATAACCCTTAGTTACCTTTTCGAATTGAGAAATCTCCCTACTAATAGAAAAATTTCTTTCTCGAACAAAACTCTTCCAAGCAGCACTACTATTACAATTCTTGCCGCCTGTTAAATCTATAAAATTATCAACACCAGATTCAAAAAAAACTTTAAATTCTTCAAATCTCCATCTACCCTTATTTAAAATCACACTGTCTTTAACAACTACCATTCTTTCAAATTCTTTGCTTTTACCACTCACTAATTCTGATGTATCACCAAAATTAGCAAAGGATAAAGAACTTCTTCCTTTAGGAAAACTTAAAACTTCCCCATCGATAAAGAAGTTAAAAAAACTATCGCTAATTGTATTCTGACTCCTGACTTTAATGGACAGAAAGTTTTCTAACAAATCGTTGAAACCCATGCTTTCTTTTCACACGAGAACAACAATATTAAACTATATTCTTTTAAAAACAAATTTATTTTAACTTAAAAATTTTTTTCTTTTAAATACCTAGTATTTATATGTTG